CGCCGAAAAGCCCGACGACGTCAGGCAAGCTATGGTCAGAGGGCACGCAATCGTGCCTCGGTATGGAAAGCGCGTTACCGATGTTCTCAAAGGAATGCTCAGGCCCGCCATCATCCCCGCCGCAGGCAAGCACCTTGTGGTTGCCGACTGGGCGGCCATTGAAGCGCGGGTCAACCCGTGGCTCTCAGGACGAGGTGCCGATAAACTGGAACTATTCCGCGCTGGGGAAGACGTTTATAGAGTCAATGCAGCCGCGACGTTCAACATTCGCGTCGATGACGTCACCAAAGACCAGCGCCAGATCGGTAAGGTTCAAGAACTTGCCTGTGGATTTGCTGGCGGCGTGGGCGCTTTTGCTGCTATGGGTCGGGCTTATGGGATCAGTCTTCCTGAGCCGGTTGCCAAACGCATGGTTGATGGCTGGCGCCGTGCTAATCCTTGGAGCGTACCTTATTGGTCGGCGCTTGAGGACGCATACACCCGAGCAATGCGAAACAAAGGGCGCGAGTTCAAAGCCGGCCTTATAACATATTTATACGATGGCCTGCACCTGTGGTATGCCCTACCCTCTGGCCGCATTTTGTGCTACCCCTATGCCAAACTGGAATCAGAGGGCGTCAGTTATGCCAAAGCGGCATGGAAGCCAGCGCAAGATGCAAAAGAATGGCCACGCGCCCGTCTATGGAAAGGCTTGGCATGTGAAAATGTAACGCAGGCAGTGGCCAACGACTTGCTTCGCCACGCCCTGCGCCAACTGGATGACGTTGTGCTGCATGTGCATGATGAAATCGTATTAGAGACGGCGAACCCCAACGCCGCAGAAGAATTAAAACGTGTGATGTGTACAGCGCCAGCGTGGGCCGATGGCCTACCGCTTAACGCTGAAGTAGAAACTATGACCCGCTACGGAAAGGGCTGACATGACAGAACAATGGCGCGCAGTGCCAAATTTTGAAACGTATTACGAAGTTAGCGATCACGGAAACGTGCGCTCGTTGCCCCGTCAGGTGCCGTATGGCCGACACAAAGGGGCGACGTATGTTGGCCGTGATTTAAAGCAGTTTGTAACAAACGATTATTTGAGCGTAAAACTGGCAAGAGGCGGCGTTACAAAAACAACGTATGTGCATGCGCTTGTATTGCAGGCGTTTGTGGGTGAGCGCCCAGTTACAGAGGATCGCGGTGAGATACGTCACCTTGATGGCGACAGAACAAACAACACGCTTTCCAACTTGCTTTATGGGACTGTGGTGGAAAACGGCGCAGACAGAGTTAAACATAACAAAATGAAGGCAACAGTATGAACTTTCTTGATTTTTTAATTTCTTTGGCGCCAGAGGGCGAGACTGCGCTGATCGTGCGTCAGAAGCCCATTGGCAAAGAACTGCAATTCCATGCTGACGGCGCGATCAAATGCACATGGCCGGCTATGTTGCCTACCGCACGCATCAAAGACGACTGGGCAATCTACGGCAACACGGCCAGCTTTATCATTGACCGCTTTAAAGATGGCCACGTCTCCGCGTCTGCGATTAACTGTGAGTATGTGCTTGTCATGGTGTTGGATGACGTGGGCACAAAGGCGGCCATTCCACCACTTGAGCCGACTTGGAAAATTGAGACGTCTGAAGGGTCATTTCAGTGGGGCTATGCCTTCTCAGACCAGCCCACCAAAGCCGACTTTAGCGCGGCCATCAAAGCCATCGCCGACGCAGGCTACACCGACAAGGGCGCAATCAACGCCGTGCGCAATTTCCGCTTGCCTGGTTCAATCAATCTGAAACCCGACCGCAACAACTTCGCCGCCAAGTTGGTGGAGTTTCACCCCTCGCGTGACTTTACCCTTGACCAAATTTGTGACGCGCTTGGCGTCGTCCCCGCGCCCGCTGACTCTGTTGGATTTAAGCCTATCCGCTTGTCAGACGACGGCGCCGACGATGTGATGGCGTGGCTTAGTGGTCAAGGTCTGTTGCTGTCAAAACCCAATCAAGAGGGCTGGGCTGGCGTGATCTGCCCCAACTCAGCCGAGCATACCGACGGCAACCCTGAAGGCCGTTACATGCCCGCCAACCGCGCCTACTGCTGCCTGCACAGCCACTGCGTCGAGTTTGGCTCATCGCTGTTTTTGCAGTGGGTGTCAGAGAACGGCGGCCCCAAGCACGCCCCTGGCTTACGTGATGAGCTACTGACCTTGGCCATGGATCAGGCGCTGTCCAAAATTAAGCCAACCGAGGCGTTCCCTGACGCGGCGGCGGCCATCATCGCCGAGGTCGAGCGCAAAGAACTGGGCCGCGTTCAAAAGGCGCAGTGGTATGAGCGCTTCGCCTACATTCAAGACGATGAGTCTTATTTTGACATGCAAGACCGCCGCGAAGTTTCCCGGTCGACTTTCAACGCGTTGTATCGTCACATATCTTGCAATTCGATCCATGGCAAGCGCCCCAAGGTCGAGGCGTCAATTTGCTTTGATGAGAACCGCCAGGAATGCGGCGCCAAAGCGCTTGTGGGGATCACTTACGCCGCCGGCGAGTCGGTCATTGTGGCCCGCGACGGTGACCTCTACGGCAACCGCTGGCGCGACGCCCGCCCCCCAGTGGCCGCCGGTGATGTGAGGCCGTGGATGGATCACTGCAAAACCCTTGTGCCTGACCAGCGCGAGCTTGACCACGTCTTAAACGTGATGGCCTTTAAACTTCAGCACCCGAACGTCAAGATCAATCATGCCGTGCTTCATGGTGGTGACCAAGGCTCAGGCAAGGACACCATGTGGGCGCCGTTCATTTGGGCCGTGTGTGGCCCCCACCTTAAGAACCGTGGCCTGCTGGACAATGACACCATGTCGTCGCAGTTTGGTTATGCCCTTGAATCTGAAATTTTAATTTTGAATGAGTTGAAAGAGCCCGACGCGAAGGAAAGGAGAGCATTAGCAAATAAACTAAAGCCCATCATCGCCGCGCCCCCTGAGATGCTGACCGTCAACCGTAAGGGCCTGCACCCTTACCAAATGGCGAACCGCGTGTTTGTGCTGGCCTTTTCCAACGACCCCGTGCCCATCTCGCTAGATTCCCAAGACCGCCGCTGGATGTGCATTTGGTCGCACGCCCCCCGCATGACCACCGACGCCGCCGCCCGTATGTGGGCATGGTACAAAGCCGGCGGGTTCGCGGCCGTGGGCGCCTGGCTGATGGCCCGCGACGTCTCCGCGTTTAACCCAGGCGCGGCCCCCATGATGACCGAATTCAAATTGAACCTTGTTGAGCATGGGATGAGCATGGCAGAGTCGTACCTTGTCGAGCTCATGCGCGGGCGCTTGGGCGAGTTTTCCAAAGGCGTCGTGGCGTCGCCCTTTCATGCACTGTGTGACCGCGTGGCTGGCGCCGCTCCGGCCGGTGTGAAGGTTCCCCAGCCGGCGCTACTGCATGCGCTTAAAGAGGCCGGGTGGGTCGATCTCGGGCGCGTGGCGTCCGGTGATTTCCAAAGCAAAAAACACATGTTTTGCGCGCCCGAGATGGCCAGCCGGCCAAAGTCAGAGCTGCGCCGCATGGTCGAAGATATACCGGCGCCCTTGGCCGTGCGCTTGGTGAAGTGACAATGCCACCGCCTACGGCGTCGACATAAAAAAAAGGCCCCTATCGCTAGGGGCCTTAACTTCTATAAATCAAGAAGGATGGCAATCAACGCTGCCAGTATAAGCGCAAATAGTAGGGCCATCAATAGGCGCTCCGCATCGCTTCCATGGCGCCGCGCCCCATAAGCCGGCGCGCGTCCGGGCCTTCGGCCAGGGCCATCTTGTATTCATGCTCCGATACCTGGCCGCGCTCATACCTAAACCCAAGATCGACGTAATAATGGTCGGCATAAGTGAGCGGCGCCCAGGGTGCGATTATTTCCCGCATCAGTGGGTGTAGATTATCCTTCGTTTTCATATAGATCCTCTCCGGTGTAAGTGGCCGCTGGGGCCGTATTTAAATTCTCATAGAAGCCGGTTAACGTGTTTTCGCTGCCGTACGGCGCGCCCTTACCCTGGTGACCTCGGCCACTGTTTAAACCGTAGTACATGGCCACATAATCGGCCGTGCTCATGTCGACCCAATAGTTCGGAAAATAACGGCGCTCCGGACCCTTACTTTTTACGGTCCTATGCTTGCCGGTGCATTTGGCGTGCTCATTCATTACCGCGCCGGCGTGGTCATCGTTGACAATATAGATTGTCCGGCCTAATCTCATTTTTAGCATTTAAGTGTCCCAATCTTCGGTTGAAATTTTGATGTTGCAAAAATCTTGATGTTCGGCGTTGACGTGTTTACGCATAAGCGCGCAAATTGCCTCGATCAATTTTCGGTCGACTAAGTCATTGATCGTCAAAATAGCGAAGGGCGCCGCGTCTATGCCTTCTGGCGTGAAAGCATTACCCCGGTGAAATGTTATGAGGGTTTTGTCATAATGGGTCATGTGGCCACCTTATCCAGCGCTTCGCGCGCCCGGTCTAATGCAATTTGAAAATTGTCGGCGCGCGCGTTGTCCGGTAGATCCGGCGCGATTAGATCCGAATAGAAAATAAGCGCTTGCAGCGCGTTCATTAGGTCTTCGCTCATAGTTTACCTTTAGGTTATAGCGCGCACCAGCGCGCGCCCCTATACGGCCACCAGGGCCGCATAAAGTCGCGTGCTAGATAGTGCAGCAGCCGCAGCACGGCGCGTCAATACACCGGCCGCGCGGGTTACGGTAGAACGTGCTGGGGCCATTGTCACCGTAGAAAACGACGCGGGAGTCGCCGGGTTCATCTAGCCAAGCGCGGCGCGTTATGGTGTCAAATTTAATATCATCGCCCGGGTTGATCCTGGCGCCGCTCCGGCTGCAGTGGCCGGGGTATTTTGCGCGCATGCTTTTAATTGTCATTTGGCGCCCTCTTCTAATAGAATTTTCTTAAGAAAAGGGATTGCATAACCCGTCAAATTTGACAATTCCTTAAGGGTTAAATTAGGGTTTTGATCATATATGCGCTTTATATCGTCATATGACAAGCCGGTGATTGATCGTTTTAATGTATAGCTCATTTTGTGCCCCTTTATGCTGTTGCTGTAATTGATATAACGCGGCGCTGGTGGCCGCTGGCGTGATCTGCAATCACAATGTCGCGCGCTTGCTTGCTGGTGCCGGCGCATAATAAACAGCTGGCGCATGTCGCGCGCTTGCCACCTTCGGCGCTGGCCGGGCACGTCGTCTCGCCGGCTTGCTTGTCAATGCCGACCGATACCCTAAAAACCCGCATGCCTAATAAATTGGCATGCGCCGCGTCGTCGATAGAATCGGCGCTGGCCATTAAAAGCGGCGCCCAGGCGGCGTGATCAAAATTTGGGTTTTTCCATGCATGCGAATAACCCGAATGACCGGCCACATGTTGCACCAGCGCGCGCCAGTATTCGACCGGCGCAGCGAACGGGTCGCCGTACGTGCCGATCCTTAAAAGTAAACCAGCGATCGCGCGCGCTATAGTGGCCGCGTCGGCGCGCTCATACCGGCCGCGCTTATATGCTTCGTAAACCGACCGGACCGACCGGCCGACGTTGACATAGCACGGCGGTTTTCCGGTTTTTTTGGCCAAAATCGGCCGGTGTTCACAGTCGCCGCAGATTGACGCGTCGTCGCCGGTGCTCAGCGCTTCGGTCGGCGCGATATCGGACCGGATAATAAATGTCTGAACCATAGCGCCGGTTTTCGCGTTGTCGGACCCGTCGATTTTATTGACAATCACGACAATGGGCGCGCCGTCGATCATTGAAGGGCCGTCATACAAAATATATCCTAAGGGTTTTGTTGTTTTCATTTGGCGCCCCTTATTTCACCAATACGTCAAAATAAGCCAGGGCGCCGATAAGCAAAGCGCCAGCGATAACGACGGCGGCCAGTAGATCTAATAATGCTTTTTTCATGTTGTTTTGCCTTTAGTTGAGTTGAGTTTAATTTTGTAAGCCTGGAGCATTTTTAGTGTTTTGCTCCAGGCTTACAGATTTTTAGTCCAGGGCGCGAGATCCTGGAGCATTTTCGAGAATTATTTCGAATGCGTCTTCAATTGCATTCAAAACGCCGTACATCGCGCCGTCGGGTAATGAATTTAATCCAAGGCCATGCTGGGGCAAAATTACGTCGTCAACGTAAAGAAATTTCTCGTTAGTATCGCGCCAGGCTTCGGCTTGCTCTACCGTCAATTGCTCCAGGATCTTTTTTAGGTCGATTTTCATTTTGTGCCTTTTAGGTTAGTGGCCGGCGCGAAGCCGGCCGGTTTAATTACGCGATAAATTCAGGATGATTTGTCACACCGAAGGCCAGGGCATGAGCGCGCAGCGCTTCGGCGCTTTTTTGGCTGCGAGCGCAGCGAATGAGCGCAGATATAGCGCGCGCAACATAATCAGGGCCTAAGCCAGCTGCGCGGTATTTTGTGATCAATTGCAATTCGCGAATTTCAGATTTGGTCATGTTGTTCCTTAGGTTAGTTGATACCGGCTTTTCGTTGCCAGTGTAGCTATTGTAAGGGAATTATTTACACTGTCAAGCATTTATTTGCAACTATGCAAAATTTGCATAATTGGGTCATTTGGGTCATTGATTGGCCATGAAAATTAAATAAATGACCTAAGCGCCAGCCAGCATGCGCGCTCACAATTCTAGGGTTTTGGGTCATTTGGGTCATTGATTCTAATTAAGAAAATAAAAGATTTTGATATAAGGGTATACCCTTAGTAGGACTGTAACGCTAAGTTGACGACTCTACCCGCGCCAATTTTAAAACGATGACCAAATGACCCAAATGACCCAAAGCCGGTTATCACCCAGGGCGCCAGATCTACGCTTTTAGGTCATTTGGGTCACATAAAAACACATGACCCAAATGACCCAAATGACGGCATGCATATAAAAACACATGACCCAAATGACCCAATAACCGGCGGCCATGCTGGCGCCAGCATGCAATTTAAAACCGTGACCCAAATGACCCAAATGACCCAAAGGCTAGCAGGCACATAAAAATAACCACAATGCTAGGAGGGGGATGGGTAGGGCCGACGGCATAGGGCCAACGAAAACGTACGGGCCGTGAACAATTTTTTTATAGCCACCAGCCAACTGTTTTTTAAATTTTTTTTATTGTGTAGAATCCAGTTACGTGCAACAAGCATGGAGAGCCTATGTTCTATTCAATTCCATTCACGCCGCGCAATGTGCAGGCGACAGAGTCACGCTTAAAGGCGGTATATGACGCCGCCAAGCTGGGCCTTAAAGGCGATTCCTTAGCCTTGGCCGCCGGCATGCTGCCCACCGAATACCGACAACTCACGCAACTTGACCCCGTTGTGGAGATAGCTGCGCAAAAAGGCAAAGCCGACGGTGAGATAGAGATGGCCAAGATTGTCAGGAGCGCCGCGTTAGAGGGCGACGCTAAGATGGCGCTAGAAGTTTTGAAGCACCAGCACGGCTGGGTGGCCAAGCAGGCCATATCTGTCGAAGTGGATCAGCGCATATCCATCACTGGCGCACTGGCCGAGGCGGCTAAGAGGCTAGATGTGATTGATGTACAGGCCAAGGAGCAAGATGCAATCGACCATATACAGCGCTGAAGACGAACAGGAACTGATGGCACGCCTATGGGCGCCAGCGATCAAGGACAACCCACTGGCGTTTGTGATGTTTACGTTTCCATGGGGCCAGCAGGGCACGCCACTGGAGCACTTCAAAGGCCCGCGCAAATGGCAGCGTGAGGTCTTACAACAGATCGCTGACCACATCAAACAGAACCAGGGCAAGATAGACTTTGACACGCTAAGAAGCGCCGTCTCTTCAGGCCGTGGTATTGGTAAGTCGGCGTTGGTCAGCTGGATCACGATCTGGATGCTGTCCACAAGGATTGGCTCAACCACCATCATCTCAGCCAACTCAGAATCACAGCTTAGGTCTGTCACTTGGGCTGAGATTACCAAGTGGCTAGCGATGAGTCTTAACTCGCACTGGTTTGAGGTGTCAGCCACCAGGCTGATGCCGGCTAAGTGGCTCACCGAATTAGTCGAGCGTGATCTCAGGAAGGGCACACGCTACTGGGGCGTTGAGGGGCGGCTGTGGTCAGCGGAGAATCCAGACGCGTACGCAGGTGTGCACAACTTTGATGGTGTGCTGGTCGTGTTTGACGAGGCGTCTGGTATAGATGACTCAATCTGGGCTGTAACGGCTGGTTTCTTTACCGAGAACACGCCCAACAGGTTTTGGATGGCGTTTAGCAACCCACGGCGTAACACGGGGTACTTCTACGAAACGTTCAACAGCAAACGAGGTTTTTGGACAACAAAGGTGGTGGACGCCCGCACGGTAGAGGGCACAGACAAACAGGTGTATCAGGGCATCATTGACGAATACGGCCCAGACTCAGCACAGGCGCACGTCGAGGTGTACGGTCAGTTCCCGTCTGAGGGCGACGATCAGTTTATTGGCGCTTTCTTAGTCGATGAGGCGATGAAAAGGCCGCAGTATCAAGACGCCAGTGCTCCAATAGTGATCGGTGTTGACCCTGCACGCTTTGGCGCGGATGCGACAGTCATTGCAGTGCGGCAAGGGCGGGATATTGTGCGGATTGACAGGCACAGGGGCGACGACACCATGACGGTGGTGGGGCATATTATTGAGGTGATAGAGGAGTTTAAGCCGACCTTGGTCGTGATTGACGAAGGGGGCTTGGGCGCAGGCATTGTGGACAGGCTCAAAGAGCAGCGCTACAAGGTCAAGGGCATTAACTTTGGTAATAAGTCTAAGAATCCCATCATGTACGGCAACAAAAGGGCTGAAATGTGGGGGTCGATGAAAGATTGGCTCAAAACGGCATCAATTCCGCTTGACAGATTTCTCAAAACTGATCTAATTTCACCTATGATGAAGCCCGACTCTAAGGGTACAATCTTCTTGGAGTCGAAAAAGGACATGAAGGCACGGGGACTGGCTTCACCAGACGCGGCAGACGCGATTTGTGTGACTTTTGCCTACCCTGTGGCCCACCGTGAGGCGCGTGAACCCACGCAGCGCCGCATGTATTCAGATCGAAGCGTGGTGACTACTTCTTGGATGGGATCGTAAATGAAAAAGCCCGGACTTTATGCCAATATCAACGCAAAACAGGCTCGGATAGCCGCCGGCTCCAAAGAAAAGATGCGTTCCCCTGGCGACAAGGGCGCGCCCACCGCCAAGGCTTTTAAAGAATCGGCCAAGACGGCCAAAAAGAAATAATATGGCAGATTCAACAGGCATGGTCGCCGTTGCTAACGTAGCAGCTGGCGGCAAACCACCAAAGAGTGACTCTGACATACTGACCGTTGCTCGCGCTAGGCTAGACATGGCTGTTTCTGCCCTTGCTGAGTCACGGGAAGACGAAATCGACGACCTGCGTTTCTACGCTGGATCTCCAGACAACCACTGGCAGTGGCCTGCTGACGTATTGGCCACTCGCGGTGCGGTGCAGGGTCAGACAATCAACGCACGCCCGACACTCACAATTAACAAACTGCCGCAACACGTTCGTCAGGTGACGAATGACATGCGTCAGAACCGCCCAGGCGCTAAAGTCATTCCAGTGGACGACAACGCTGACGTGCAAGTGGCTGAGATCTTCAACGGCATGATTCGCCACATCGAATACATCAGCGACGCCGACGTAGCATACGACACAGCGTGTGAAAACCAAGTGGCTTACGGCGAGGGTTACATCACGCTGATGACTGAGTATTGCGAACCTAACACGTTTGATCAAGACATCAAGATTGGCCGCATTCGCAACTCATTTTCGGTGTACATGGATCCATTGATCCAAGACCCAACGGGTGCAGATGCTAAATATTGCTTTATCACTGAAGATCTGACCAAAGCGGAGTATGAGCGCCAGTACCCAGACGCTGCGCCTATCTCTACCTTGCAGTCGCTCGGTGTAGGTGATCAGTCAATCAGCAACTGGCTCAATGAGGACACTGTACGCATTGCCAGTTATTACTATATTGACTACGAAAAAGCCAAACTAAACATGTACCCAGGCGGGCAGACAGCCTTTGCCGGTACGGCTGAAGACGACCAAATGAAGGCAGTCTACGGCAAGCCCAAGCGCACGCGCGAGTCGGTC